CTCCCATTTTCGATACACGGCAAAAATTTTGAAATCGGACCGAGGTGTTCAGAAACATGGACAAGTCCGAAATATATCAGCGAGAGTTGGCGAAGTTACGCGAGCTTTTCAAGGAAGTTGACCCATCTAAAGCCCAACTGGTCGAAGGGCTTATTGAAGACGCGGCATTCCTAAGGGCTGAGAATGCACAGCTTCGAGAAACGCTCAAGGAATCCGGTATGGTGCTAGTCCATCCAAAGAATCCAAACTTGCAGAAACCGGTCGAGGCGGCGCGGCAGTATCTCAAAAACATCAACAGTTACGCCGTCGTTATCAAGGCGCTGAATGGCGTGCTTAGCAAAAACACACTTGATCCGGATGATGGGATGGACGAATTTGAATGAGCCATTCATTCCTGATCGAATACATGGACAAATGCGAATCCGGGGAAATCTTGATCGGCCAGGACATGCGGAAAATGCATGAAATCCTGCGCAGACATTTGAATAACCCGGATATCCGTTTCGAACTGGACGACGCTCATAAACGGATCAAGTTCATTGAAACGCATTGCAAGCACTATGAAGCGCCGTTTTCCGGAAAGCCATTTATCCTTGAACTGTTTCAAAAAGCATTCATCGAGGCTGTTTACAGCTTTAAAATATACGATCCTGAAATTGGACGATGGGTGAGACTGTTTCAGGATGTCCTTCTTGTGATCGGGCGCAAGAATGGCAAAACGCCCCTTGTCAGCGCGATTAACCTGGCCGAGTTTTTCTGCGGCCCAAAAGGAATTCGGATTCTCTGCTCCAGCAATGACTACGAACAGGCGGGACTCATGTTCGACGCGATCAATGCCATGCGTGAGGAAAGTCCTGCTTTGGAAAAGCGAACGCGAAAGAACATTAAAGGGATCTTCTTCGGCAATCCGAAGCACCCGACGCATTCCGGGAAGTTCAGCTACAGCAACAAAGGGACGATCCGTAAGATTTCTGCGAAGACCGGCGCAAAAGAAGGGCGTAACATCGGCGTCGGGGCGGTCGATGAAGTTCACGAAATGAAGGACAATTCATTGGTCATGCCGATCCGACAGGCTCTTTCCACCCAAGAGGAGCCTCTTTATTTTGAACTGACGACCGAGGGGTTTACGAACGATGGATACCTTGATGAGCGCATTCGAGACGCTCGCCAAGTGTTGGCCGGTGAATTGGATCGTCCTCGCTGGCTCATCTGGATGTATACGCAGGACAGCGAAAAAGAGGTCTGGCAGGATGAGCGAACATGGGTGAAATCGAATCCTGGGCTCGGGCCAATCAAAAAGTGGAGCTTCCTTCGCGGAATGATCGAAGAGGCCAAGACGAACAAAGCGACACGAGCATTCGTGTTGGCGAAGGACTTCAATATCAAGCAGAACAACGCGGCGGCGTGGTTGGACGCAGAAACAATCGACAACAAGGAGACATTCGACCTTGAAGACTTCCGTAGCGCGTTTGCTATCGGAGCCGTTGACCTTTCCAAGTCCGGAGACCTGGCTTCTGCCCGGGCGTTGTTTTTGAGAAACGGTAAGAAGTACACCGTTCAGCAGTATTTCATCCCGCAAACTAAACTGGACAAGCTGACCGGGGATGAGAAGAAACGTTATGAGACATGGAAGGAAGATGGCTTGCTGACCATTTCCGAAGGCAACGAAAACGACTTCCGGCTTGTCACGGCGTGGTTCGTAAAACTCTGGAAGGAATACGGAATCCGGTTTTACAAGATCGGCTATGACCGATGGTCCGCGATCTACTGGGTCAAAGAGATGGAGGAATATGGCTTCGACATGCAGCGAGTGGACCAAAAATGGGGCAGCATGAGCGAGCCGATGAAGCTTGTTGAGGCCGATTTGAGCAGTAAATTTCTTATTTACAACGACCATCCGATTGATCGCTACTGCCTTGAAAATACGGCACTGGCCGTTAACAACAAAATGGAGCAGATGCCGGTCAAAGTGCAAGGAAAAGACGAAAAGAAAATCGACGGCGCGGTGACGATGATTATTGCCTACCGCGTTTATATCGACAATCGAACCGAATTTCAAGAGTTGTCCAAGAGAGTGGGGTGATGGCATGGCACTATGGGATACACTGAAGAGACTAACTAATAAAGCCAAGCAATACGTCTACGCTAAACTGATGGGCGGATATATTCCGGTATTTAGCCAGTTCGGCGACAACATATACGCTTCGGACGTGGTGCAGAACTGTATTGATGTGATCGCTACGGAGATCAGCAAGCTTCAGCCGAAGCATATTCGGACAGATGCAAACGGGATGCAGAATGTTCCGCGTAGCGACTTGAACCGATTATTCAAGTTTGCACCAAACGATATTATGACAACACGGGATTTTCTTGAAAAAATCATCTGGCTCCTGTATCTCAATTACAACGCTTTTATTTATCCGACCTACACACTGACGACAGATGCTCGGGGGAATACAATTCGATACTACACCGGACTGTATCCACTCAATCCGACACGGGTTGAGTATTTGCAAGACCTATCCGAAACACTCTATGTCCGGTTTTATTTTTCAAACGGAGAAAACTTCACTTTCCCATATTCGGATATCATTCACCTTCGAAAAAAATTCTCAGTCAACGAGATCATGGGGGGTGGCGTGTATGGTCAACCAGACAATGCAGCACTATTGAAAGTATTGCAGATCAACGACACTGTGTTACAGGGAATCGAAAAAGGAATTAAGACCAGCATGTCAGTCAGAGGCGTCATGAAGATTAACACAATGTTGGACGACGATGCACAGAGGGCGGAACGCGCCAGATTTGAAAACCTGATGCGCACCGGTGATACGGGTATTTTGCCAATCGATATAAAGGGTGAATTCATTCCTATCAATCTTGACCCGAAGATCGTCGATAAAGAAACACTGGAGTTTTTGGATAGCAAGGTACAACGATGGTTCGGCGTTCCGCTTCCGATCCTGACTGGAGATTATACAGATGAACAATACCAAGCGTTCTACGAAAAGACGCTCGAGCCATTGGTGATTTCGCTCGGGCAGGCTTTTTCGAGAACGCTTTTTTCTGCCCGGGAATTGGATGTCGGAAACGAGATCGTTTTTTACCACCGCAATATGATGTACCTTTCGACGCGGGCGAAGCTCGACTTGATCAAAACGGCCGGAGAACAAGGCTTGCTAACCGACGACCAAAAGCTTGCCATACTTGGTTACCCACCGCTGGAAGACGGCACCGGTTCGCGGCGCACCATGTCGCTAAACTATATTGATGTAAATCTGGCAAATACTTATCAACTTGGTCGCCTAGCGACTAAACAAGGAGGTACACAAAACAGTGAGTAAAAAATTACCCGACACATTTGAGCGCACTGTCCGGGCGTTTGCGATGCCGGATATTCGCGCAGAGCAGGATAACGGAATCATCCAAGGCCATGCGGCCGTTTTTAATCAACCGACCGACATTGGCGGATGGTTCCAAGAAATCATCGAGCGCGGAGCCTTCGACAATACCGATTTTCGGGATGTTGTATTAACCGTCAATCACGACTTGTCGAAGATTCCGTTGGCTAGGAGCCGTAACAACAACGTCAATTCCACGCTGCAACTATCCATTGACGATCAGGGGCTTTTTACCCGAGCGACTTTGGATATCGAAAATAATGCAGATGCCAAGGCACTTTATAGCGCCATAGGCAGAGGGGACATCTCCGGGATGTCCTTTATTTTTGTCGTGCGCGAGCAAAAATGGGAAAACCTCGATACCGATTACCCGACTCGTCGCATTTTGGATATCGCAAAAGTTTACGAAGTATCCGCTGTCTCGTTCCCGGCTTATTCGGGAACTGACATATCGGCTCGTGACAAGCAGGCACTGGAGAGCGCCCGCGCCGCGCTGGGGAGCGCGAGGTCCGAACTGGAGAGTTCGAAAGACGAGCTGGAAGCACTAAGACTCAAAGCCAAAATTCTCGCGAAAGGATAAGTGGTCAAAGTGAACAAAAAGAAACTGCTTGATTTGATTGCAAAGAAGGAAGCGCGCAAAGCTGAACTCGTCTCGAAGGCGAACACCACGGAAGATGTGAAAGAGCTCCGCTCCATCAATGCCGAGCTTGAAACACTGAATACCGAAATCGCGGAGCTTCGCGGCATTGTCGATGTCATGCCGGACGATTCGGTTGAAGAAAATCGAGGCGTACTGCCTCCGGCAGATGATCAAGGGCAACAACGTTCCGGGTCCCCTGTCGGCCGCACGCAAATTCTGGCCGCATACGGCTTGGGCGGAGGTCAACAACCGCAACAGCGTTCTGCGGAGCCAGAAGATATTTATGGCACGCTTGAATATCGGCAGGCATTCATGCAATTTGCGAAAACAGGCAAGGTTACACCTGCTTTGCTTGTTGGTCAAGAAGCTCGTGCTGATGCAATGACCGCCGTTTCTGATGTGACCGCCGTCATTCCGAGCACGATTTTGAACGAAGTCGTCAAGAAAATGACGGTTTATGGACAGGTGTTCAATCGCGTTCGCAAGCTCAACATCAAAGGTGGCGTGACAGTTCCGATTCTTTCTCTTCGTCCGAAGGCGACGTGGATCGGGGAAGCGCCGACTAGCGATAAGCAAAAGGTTCAGGCGAACACCAGTGTTACATTCAGCTACTATGGACTGGAATGCAAGGTTTCGACGTCGTTGTTGGCTGATACTGTAACCCTGACCGGGTTCGAAAATGTCATCACGGATCTAATCGTGGAAGCCATGGTTCAGGCTGTCGACCTTGCGGTCATTAAAGGCGACGGAACGGGCAAACCGCTCGGTATTACGGCCGACAATCGGGTTCCGTCTACCCAAATTGTCACGTTGTCGCCGTCCGAATTTGCAACATGGGATGCATGGAAACGCAAAGTATTCGCGAAAATGCCGCTCGCTTACAAAGCCGGAGCTACGTTCCTTATGGCTTCCGGCACGTTTGAAGGATATATCGACGGCATGGTCGATGCGAACGGCCAGCCCGTTGGTCGTGTGAATTACGGCATTACGGACGGTCCGCAAGAACGTTTCGGCGGAAAAGAAGTCATTCAAGTCGAAGATGATGTGATTGCGCCGTTTGATGACGCTGCTGAAGGTGATGTGGTGGCGGTATACTGCGATCTGCGAAATTATGGTTTCAACAGCAACATGCAAATGACCATGTTCCGCTACTTCGACCATGACACGAATGAATGGGTTGACAAAGCAATCTTGATTGCCGATGGCAAACTGATCGACCCGAACGGCGTCGTTATCGTCAAGAAAGGCGCTGCAACCTGATCGGAGGGGCTTAATGCCCCTCTTTTAAATTGGGGGTGATGACATGGCAAGAAAAAAAACGGAGGCAGAACCGGCCGGCGAAATCAAGGTAAACGGTGAAACCATCCTGCTTTGGAAGGCGAATCGTCCGCTCTCTCAAGCAGAGCATGAGCAACTTTCGGAAAAGCTGCGCTTCGAACAAGCGAAAAGTGGCGTGAAAATCGTGCTTGTTCCGTTCAGCGTGGATGCGGAAGCCGGTGTTGCGAAATGACTGACGCCGATCTGCTCGTCGAATGCAAAAAAGGGTTGAGCCTACCCGAAGATGGAACCGATTTTGACGGCGTGCTTATGCAAAAAATTTTGGCCGTGAAGTCGTTCTTAAAAGGGGCCGGCGTATCTGATGCGGTGCTCAATGATGATCTAGCCGTCGGCGTAATTGTGCTCGGCGTGACCGACATCTGGAACTTGACAGGCGGGGAGACGAAGTTCTCACCCGCCTTTTATGTCATGGCGAATCAATTAGCATATCGAAGCCAGGTGGTTTAAATGGCGACGATGAAGCGAAGTCAAATGGTCCGCTACGACAAAGTCTTTTTTCTGATGTCGAGCACCATCACTAGGGACGAGGATGGGAACCAAATCCCGTCCTATTCCGAAAAGAAGGTGTTCGGGCGCGAGTTGAACGTCAGCGACTCAGCATTCTACAATGCCGCGGCCGCTGGCCTTCGCCCGGAAAAGCAATTGGAGACTTACGCCGTCCATTATTCGGGCCAACAAAAGCTTAAATATGAAGGGATCGTCTACAGCATCATTCGGACAAGGAACAACGGCGACAAAGTGATTTTGGTTTGCGAGAGGGTGCTTGGTAATGGTTAATATTTCGATTAATCAACTTGCTAACGAGATCACAAAAGCCGTTCGGGAGTATACCGAAGATGTGTCCGAAGCAATTGCGGAAAAAGTCGATGAGGTCGCCAATGAAGTCCTCAAAGAAGTGCAAACGAACCACTCCTATAAGGACCGTACTGGCGACTATACAGCGGGGTTTAAAGTCACAAAGCAGGACCGGGGTGAAAAAACGAGGCGTGTCATCTGGAACAAAAAGCATTATCGGCGCGTGCATTTACTTGAGTTTGGTCATGCCAAGCGCGGCGGTGGTCGGGTTAAGGCTTATCCGCATTTGCGGCCGGCTCACGATAAGCATGCTGCGAAGTTGCCGGACGAAATCAAGCGGATCATCCGCAACGGGGGCGGCACATGACAAATGCAGAAATAATTCAGGCTCTAGAATCTATCGGCTTCCCGGTGGCATATAGCCATTTTGTTTCTACGCCCGAAAATCCCGCCCCACCACCGCCATTTATTACGGTGCAGTTTGCTTATTCCAACGATGTAATGGCCGACAATCTGAATTACGTCGAGGTCAGCAACTATCAGATTGAGCTATATACCGCGATCAAAGATGTCTCCGCTGAAAAGCGCGTTCAGAACAAACTAAAAGAGCTAAGATTGCCATATTCCAAAACGGGAACTTGGCTGGACGATGAAAAGCTCTTTCAAACCATTTACGAAGTTCAAATCATAGGAGAGTGAACCGAACATGTCTCAGAACAAAGTGACATTTGGGCTTGAAAAAGTCCATATCGCATTTGTGGACACAGAAGCACAGACGCAGCCGGCATGGAAAACGCCTGTTCCGATCCCCGGAGCTGTTCGCTGGACGCCGTCAACCGTAGGCGAATCGTCCACGTTTTATGCGGACAATACGGCGTATTTTACGGTGACCGCGAACAACGGATACACCGGCGAGCTGGAACTGGCAAACGTGCCGGATGCTGTCCTTGCCGAAATGCTTGGTTGGGAGATCGATGATAATGGCGCATTGATCGAAGTTTCTGATGCAATCCCGAAAAAGTTCGCGCTTCTCGGCCAAGTCCAAGGAGATAAGCGGAACCGCCGTTTTGTTTATTATGATTGCGTCGCAGCTCGGCCGGCGAAAGAACGTACGACGAAAAACGAATCAATCACGCCGGCAACCGATGTTTTGAACCTGACGATTTCGCCGATTGAAATTGACGGAAAAAACATCGTAAAAGGCGATTTGGAGTTGAGCGACACTAACGCGACGGCATACAACGGATTCTTTAATGCCGTTTACGTTCCGTCGTTTACGGGTGGTGTGAGCACCTAATGCGCGAACTTAAAATTGGAGAACAGACGGTCAGAGTCAGGGCGACGCCCCTGGCTCTTTTGTATTATCGGCAGGAATTTAAGACGGATTTGCTCGGCGATCTGCTTAAAATGGTGCAGTCGCTTGTTGGTATGGAGGCGTTGATTAGCGGAGTAGGGCAAATTGATTTCTCGAAGATTAATCTCGGTGCGCTCGATTCGATCGCTTTTCTTCAGCTAATTTGGGCGATGGCGAAGGCTGACGCCTTTGGGCGTCCTTTCCCGTCGTTCCAAGAATGGATTGCATCTTTGGAGTCGTTCGACCTTTTCAGCGGCGACACTTTGACCGCGGTAATTGAGGAAGCGGCGAACGGCTTTTTTCGTTCCGGGGCAGACGGAATCAAAGGAGGAGTCCGTTGACCCAGAACGACGAACGGAAATCGATGTGCTGGCGGTAGGGAAGCGGATAGGTCTGTCATTTGCAGAGATGAACGAACTGCGGGTGACAGACCTTTTTGATTTAGCGCGTTCCTATATGGGGGCGAAGGACGACGGTCCGCGAATGGCAACACAGGACGATATTGACGCATTTTACCGGGGGTGAGTCGCTTTGTTAAATCTGGTCTGCAACGAAGGCTGCGGTCAGGATTTTATACTGATCAGCTATGGAAGTGAAGTTGTCAAGGGCGACATAGAACGAGTCGGCTTTTCATGCCCTCATTGCGGCAAGGTGTATACGGCATATTATCAGAATTCTGTCACAAAGAGGCTCAAAGAGGAGCTGAGCGCCCTGCAGCGTAAACTGCGCAGGGGCATGTCAGCGAAGCAAGCGGATTGTCTCGATAAGCGAATCAGGAAAACGAAAAGGAAACTCACCGTAGCAATGGACAAATTGCGCAAAGAAGTCGAAGCGAGTTGATGCTGATGAAAAAGATTCAATGCCCACATTGTGGGCAGACCTTGTTTTATGCACACAGCGCTGACCTCGAAATCAAGTGCCAGCGCTGCAAAAAAATCTTGACTGTGAAATTAAAGGAACAGAGCGAGCCGCACATCAAGTAGCGAGCCAATGCCTGCCTTTGAAATAAAAGGCGGGTGAAACCTTTGGCCGAAACAATTAAAGGCATAAACGTCGTCATAGGGGCGGAGACAACCGGTTTGTCTGCCGCCCTGTCTGATGTAAACAAAAAGAGTCGCGATATCCAATCTGAACTCAAGCAGGTCGAGAAGCTTCTTAAACTCGACCCATCAAATACAGAATTGGTCGCGCAAAAGCAAAAGCTCCTGGGCGACGCCGTCGCGAACACGAGGGAAAAACTCGACCGGCTGCGTGCAGCTCAGGAACAGGTAAACGACCAACTTGCCCGCGGCGAGATTAGCCAGGGCCAATACCGGGCATTCCAGCGCGAGGTTGCGAAGACAGAAGCGGAGCTCCGGAATCTGGAAGACCGCCTCTCCGATGTCACGAAAGAGCTTGGCGATCAAAGCGGCTTTGTGAAAAAGCTCGGCAAGGACTATCAGGAATCGTTTGAACAGGCCAAACAATCGCTCGGGAATACCTTCGAGCAAGCCAAAAAGCTGGGTACCGGCATGACGGCGGCCGGCGCTGCAATTGCTGCAGGCTTGGGCGTGGCTGTCAAGGGCGCTGCTGACTTTGAACAGGGAATGGCAAATGTCTACTCCGTCATGGCGCCGGATGAAGTCGCTCAGTTCAAGGACGAGCTTAAGGACTTGGCCGTTACCATGGGGGCGCAAACCAAATACAGCGCAACCGAAGCGGCGCGCGGCATCGAGGAACTGGTCAAAGCCGGTGTAAGTGTCCAGGACATCCTAAACGGAGGGCTGTCGGGCGCTTTATCTTTGGCGACGGCCGGCGAACTGGAGTTGGCGGACGCTGCCGAGATTGCAAGCACAGCGCTCAATGCGTTCAAGGATGATGCCATCACCGTCCAGCAGGCCGCCGACATTCTGGCCGGAGCAGCGAACGCCTCCGCGACGAGTGTCGGAGAGCTTAAATTCGGCTTGTCGCAGGTTTCCGCTGTGGCGTCTGGCGTCGGGTTGTCTTTTGAAGACACGGTAACGGCGCTTGCGGCGTTCGCCCAGAATGGGCTTAAGGGTAGCGATGCGGGTACGTCGCTCAAGACGATGCTCATGAACCTGCAGCCCAGCACCGAAGCTGCGTACAACGAGTTTAAGCGCCTGGGCCTCTTGACAGTCGATACCCAAAAAGTCATGGAATACTTCGCAAAAGTGGGTATAAAACCGGCGAGCGAGTCCGTTGATGATATTACTTCCGCCTTGGCCGGATACATCGCGAAAATGGACGGCGCCAAAACCGTCAGCAGCAAGTATTTCAAGCAAGCCCAGGAAATGATCGAGGCAAATGGCTGGGTGTACTCATCGTTCTACGACGCCAACGGCCAGCTTAAAAGCATGTCCGAGATTGCGGATTTGCTCAACAAAAGCATGGCCAACCTTAACGACCGGCAGCGGCAGGCGGCATTGGAGGTTATGTTCGGTTCCGACGCCATCCGCGCCGCAAACATCCTCTACAAAGAGGGCGCGCAGGGCGTTGAGGCCATGGCGACGGCGATGGGTAAAATCTCCGCCGAAGACGTAGCCGCGCAAAAGCTGGACACGTTCAAGGGCACCCTTGAGCAGTTGAGCGGATCGCTGGAGACGGCACAGATCGCGATTGGATCGGCCCTGATTCCGGCGTTGCGGACGCTCACGGGGATCATACAAAAGGTTGTTGATGGGTTTAATAGCCTGCCATCAGGCGTCCAATCGACCATAGCCACAGTGGGCGCTCTTACAACTGCGCTTCTTTTGTTTACCGGACCGCTGTTGTTACTGATAGGGTATATCCCGCAGATTGTGGCCGGATTTACACTGATCAGAAAGGCAATGAAAGATCTAACCACAGTCCAATGGGGACTCAATGCAGCGATGAACGCGAATCCAATAGGACTAATAATCGCTGCTCTTGTAGCTTTGGCTGCTGCTGTTTATCTGGTCATCAAAAATTGGGAATCCATTAAGCAGTTTTTCGTTGATCTTTGGGGCGGCATAGCATCCGTCACAATTTCCACATGGGATAGTATAAAATCTGGCCTTTCTGCTGCATGGGAGTCGATCAAAAGCACCACGATATCGGTGTTTGAGAGCATAGCAACTTTCTTCACGAATATATGGAATGGCATTGTCTCGTTCGTCACGAATACATGGAATGGGCTCATAGCAGCGGCACAGTCGGCATTTACAGCGCTTGTCGGTGTCGTTCGCCCGATCATGGATGGGTTTAAAACGTTTTTCGCAGGCGTTTGGGAGGCGATCAAAAATATATTTGCCGGCGCGCTCCTGTTGATCGTCGACTTGGTGACAGGGGACTTCGAAAACTTATCCAAAGACGCGCAGGCAATTTGGAATAACCTAAAAAATGCCTTCGCCAATATTTGGGACGGCATTAAGCAGGTATTTACAGCATCGCTAGACCTGATCGCAAAGGTGCTGGATTCGGCGTGGAGCGGCATCAAGACAACGGCGAATTCGGCATGGAGCGGCATCAAATCGATCATATCCAGCATCGTTTCCGCTACGGTTTCGTGGATTAAGGATGCTTGGAATGCGCTGCTTGGATGGTTCCGCAGCCTTCCAGATTTGCTCTACAAAATTGGCTCAAACATGTTCGGCCGCATGCGAGACGCAGTTGTAAGTACGGTTACGGGCGTTAAAGACGCGATCGTAACCGGGATAACGGCCGCGATCGACTGGATCAAAACACTGCCAGCTCAAATGGTGCAGTTGGGTAAGGACATCATTCAGGGGCTGGTAAATGGTATCAAAGGCATGACCGATAAGGTCGGGGACGCCATTAAAGGGGTTGCCGACAAAGTTACCAGCGGCATTCGCGATGCGCTTGGCATTCATTCGCCTTCCCGAGTGACAATGCAGCTTGGCGAATACACGGGCGAAGGTTTTGCCCAAGGGATTGCGAAGAGTGGTAAAAAGGTTCGGAAGTCAGCGGAGGAGCTTGCCAAAGAGGCGTTTGAGGCTTCGAAAGCGTGGATCGACGAACGTAAATATTACAACCAATTGTCGCTTGAAGAAGAATTGACCCTCTGGCAAAAAATTGCATCGCGGTATAAGGAAGGTACGGAGCAACGGAAGGCCGCCGACCGCGAGGTATATCGCGTAAAACAGGAAATCTTGAAGGCGCAAGAGCAAGCCGAACGAGATTCCTTCGAGAAATCCAAGCAATGGATCGAAAGCCGGAAACAATTCGCGGAACTGTCGCTCATGGAAGAATTGTCGGCGTGGGAGAGGGTCCAGCAGCGTTACGCGAAGGGTTCGCAGGAACGAATCGAAGCCGAAAAACAAGCTGCTCAGGTCCGGCAAGAGATTTACAACCAGCTAAAAGCGGCGTCGGACGACTATTTGGCCAAAGTCAAGGAAATCAACGACAATTTGGCAGCGGAAGAACAAAGGCTGACCGAGGCTTATCAGAAAGCCGTTGAGGATCGCGCAAGCCAAATTTACAGCTTCGCCAGTATTTTCGATGAGGTTACGCGTAAGGCAGATGTAACGGGAGAAAAACTCATCGAAAATCTGAATAGCCAGGTCGAAGCATTAAAAGAATGGTCGTCTGCATTAGCGAGCCTGGCCGCACGCGGGATCGATCAGGGATTGTTAGCTGAGCTTCAAAGCGCCGGACCAAAAGCTGCTGACGAAATCATGGCCTTGAACTATCTGACGGACGCTCAATTGGAGCAATACCAAGAACTATGGCGTGAAAAGAGCCGGTTGGCCCGTGAGCAGGCAGTATCCGAATTACAAGGGTTGAAAAACGATACGGATCAGCAAATTGCCGAGCTCAGACAAAAAGCATCTAACCAATTGACGCTTTTGAGCAATGAGTTTCAGCAAAAAATTTCGTCGATTCGTACTGGCACGACCGGCCAATTTAATGCAATGGTCGCATCCATGCCCGAGATCGGAAAGCAAGTGATAAACGGCTTGATTTCGGGCTTGGCGTCAATGCAGGGGCAACTGGTTAAAAAGGCGCAAGAGATCGCAAACAGTGTGAGCGGCACGATTCGAAATGCCTTAAAAATACACTCACCGTCTCGCGTCTTAATGGAGCTCGGGGAGTATACGGGCGAGGGGTTTATCAAAGGAATCGGCAACACGATCGCCGATGTACGGCAGCGGGCGGCAGACATGGCTGCAGCGGCTTCAGGTGTTTTAACTGGGGTGACATCGCCGACCGTACAGATGGCCGGGGCTTCCGGATCAGGAGCAAACTCTTTCAGCGCAGAAGGCATATTTGCAGGAGCGGTACTCAATTTCAGCGTCCGGAATGATAACGACATCTCATTGATCGCAAAAGAGATTTACAACATGCAGCAAACGGCAATGAGGAGGGTGGGGATTAAATGATTAACGGAGGGTTTACTCTTGGCGGTGTGCCGGCCAAAGAACTTGGCATCATTATGATCGGCACGTCGAAGCGCCCCATCCTCCCGCCGACCGTGGACCGGACCATCTCCATCCCCGGGCGTAATGGAGCCTGGGACTTTGGGGCGGACGTAGGGACAAGGCCATTCAATCTTGATTGCGCGCTGATCGAGCAAAATGCGGTGGCTTTGCAAATGGCCATCGAAAGGTTGGCGGCTCTCATGGTGGACCGGTACGGCAAGCCGCGGACATTAGAATTGACGTTCGACACCCGGCCCGATCGGCATTATCAGGTCCGTTATTCCGGATCGCTTGAAATCGACCGGATCATTGGGCTCGGGAGATTTACGCTTCCGCTTGTCGCCTTCGAACCTTATGCGTATGGCGACGAGCGCATTACGGAGCAAACGATAACCGCCTCGCCTACGGTGATCAACATACGTTCGGATGGTGACATCCTCACGTCCCCCGTCATCGAGCTAACCAACAACGGCACGACGACGATCAACCAGTTTACACTTTCGACTGAATATCAAATCGAATAGGAGTGGTCGATCATGGCACTCGCAGTCAGCAATTATCTGGCAAACGCGCTGCTCAATCAGGTGTTCCGGAACACCGCCTACACCCGCCCGACGACGGTCTACGTGGCGTTGTATACGTCCAACCCAACGGCGGCGGACACCGGCACGGAAGTCTCTGGCGGCGATTATGCGCGGCAGGCGGTCACGTTTGGAGCACCGACCAGCGTCAACGGAAAACAGACGATCAGCAATTCGGCAGAGATCGCCTTTCCGGCCGCGTCCGCCGACTGGGGCACGATTACGCATGTCGGCATCCGGGACGCGGCCACGGGGGGCAATCTACTGTTTTATGGTGCGGTGGACAACCCCAGGAGCATCCTCAAAAACGATGTTTTCAAATTCCAGGCCAACTCGCTCTCTCTATCTCTCAATTAAGGCGGTGACGCAATAAAATGGCACAACAACCTATGTACCCGGCAATCGTCAACAGCCCGCAAACCGAACTGGCGGCGGACATCGACGCATCGGCCACATCCATAACGGTACTCAACGGCACAGCCTTGCCGGACGCTCCCAATCTGGCGACGATCGGCAGCGACGAGACGGCCGAGACGATCTTATACACCGTCAAGGACGGCAACGAGCTGTCGGGCGTGACGAGGGGATTTCAGGGGACGGCCAAGGCGTGGACGGCGGGGGCCAAAGTCGCTCGGATGTTTACGGCCTATGATCATGACACGTTTCGGAGCAATATCGCTGACCATGAAAACCGGCTTGCTGCGCACATCGGCTCTGGCGGTTCGGCGCACGCTGTGGCTACGGCGGTAGCATCGGGGTTCATGAGTGCGGCGGACAAGGCCAAACTGGATGAGGCTACGCCGGCAGCCACGGCCAGCACGCTCATGCAGCGAGACACATCTGGCCGAGCCAAGGTCACGGACCCCGTATCCGACGATGACGCCGCTACTAAGCGGTACGTTGATGCCAAGGACGCTAACATGGCCAAAACCAATGTAGATAATAACTTTTCAGCTATCCAAACGTTCAATGGGCCCATTGACGCTAGAGCCAGCATAGAAGTAGGTCTTAGAAATAAATCCGATACTCCATATATTGATTTTCATTCAAGCGGAAATAACATTGATTACGACGCACGTATTATTGCGTTTGGGGGAACTACAACTGTCGGGGAAGCCGACCTTAATTTTTATGCATTTAGCCTTAAAAGATATGAAAATATAATCTTCGACGCCGGAAATTCACCCGTGACAAAATCAAATGTTGGGTATCAAAAATTGGCGAATGGGTTCCTATTACAGTGGGGTACGTCAGTATTGAGTGCGAGCGAAACTAAAACAATAACATACCCAATTGCCTTCGCTGCCAACTGTATCCCACAAATAGTAGGCGTTACAATGGACTACCCTGATGCAGTCAGTATAGTGGATAGCAGCACCTCAAACACCCAGTTTCAACTCAGAAATTCTCTCGGCGGCAATGTTAGATTTAGATGGATGGCCATAGGGTGGGTTTAAAAGGAGGAACAAATACCGTGCAATACTTTGTTGATTTTAAAGATGACGGCAATATCGCCGGATTTTACATTGATGAGATCCACCAAAACATACCAGAGTCGGCAGTGCCGATAACGATCGAAGAGTGGCAAGAGTACAGCGTGGACGCCAGCAGATATAAACTTGATGGCGAGACAATCCGCGCAAAGACTGAAGAGGAGATAGCCGAGGAGCTGGCATCGTTGCCGCCCCCGCCGCCGTCAGAACTCGAAATCATCGGTGAACAACTCGTGCAGCGCGAGCTCGAAGCCCTGGAACTGCGCACCGAAAACCAAATGCTCGGCCAGCAGATTGTTGACTTGGAGCTGCGTTTGCTGGCGCTGGAAGGGGGTGCAGGGGCGTGAGCGATTTTGAGCGCATCCAATACTACTACAGCAAAGGCTGGGCCAAGAAGCCGCAGCTGCGTCAGTATGTCCAATACGGTGTAATCACGCCGGAAGAATATGCGCAAATAACGGGCGAAGAATACGGCTCCGCTGAATAGCGGGGCCTTTTTATTGGGGGTGCCCCATGTTTAACCGATCGTTTTTCAATCGCTCCACGTTCAACCGGCCTTATACGGTCGAAGTGTTTTTCTCCGCCACCATGGCCGGCGAAGGGGAATTGATAGCCTCCCCGAGCGCCGAATACGCTGCCACCATTACGATGTCCGGCGAAGGCGAGTTGACGGCCGATTTTATCCGAGAGATCGTGGCCGCAGCGACCATGGCGGGCGAGGGAGAACTGACAGCCGAGTTTATTCGGGAGAGGATGTTCGGCGCCAAAATGGACGGAGAAGGCTTCTTGCGAGCCAACGGCAGCCGGTTTCATGTAGAGAGCATTACGGTGAACGGTCCGTTTGCGCCCGGTGAGAAGATCGTCATTGATAACGGCCGATTGACGATCCGGAAAAACGGCGTCAATATCCTCAGTCAAATGTCGGGCGACTTCTTTGGCCTCAACCTCGGAGACAACGTCATCACGTATACGGATACCGCGACGGGCCGAAGCGTACTGGTACGGATCACTTACAGGGATAAATTCGTGTGAGGTGTGCAGTGTGAATGTAACGACGGTTTACGACCTTAATATGCGAAAGGTTGCGTACCTTGAAAATGCCTTCGGGATCGGCTACGAGCAACCGCTGAACAGCCTCTGGCGGGCGGAATTCAGCTTGCCGGCCAACGACCCGAAAAATGCCGAGTGCAAGCCATTATATTTTGTGGAGCTATACGACGGGGCCGAACGGGTTGACCTCTTCCGGATCGTCCCGAACACAATGGAAAGGAGCCGCGATGGACAGACCGTTACCTACCAGTTGGAGCACGTCCTGGGGACGCTGCTGGACGATGTGCTGTTCCAATTCCATACGGTAGGCAACCTTGGGACCTACACGGCCGACGTGCTGTCCTATATCCTGCAACGCCAAACGGTTCAGCGCTGGCGGATTGGGAGAGTCGATTTCACGAGGCAGTTCGAATACACGTGGGAAAACGAGTCGCTCCTTGGGGCTTTGTTCAGCGTTCCCAAGCCGTTTACGGACGAATATATGTGGACCTGGGACACCAGCACTTACCCGTGGACGCTTAACCTCGTAGTGCCGCCGGCGGGCGAAGAGGCGCGTATCCGGTATGGCGTCAACCTTCAAGGCATTACCAAAATGACAGACCCGACGCAAATCTGCACGCGGATTTACCCGCTGGGTTATGGGGAGGGCGTCAACCAGCTCACGATCGCCGAAGTCAACGGCGGCGTGCCGTACCTGGACGCACCGACGCAGGCGCAATACGGGATCATCACGCGCATCCTGGTCGATCAGCGATTTACTAACCCGGAGACGCTGAAAGCATACGCTCAATCCATGCTGGAACAGCTGCAGGTGCCACAGGTCACCTATACGGTCGATGCCTCGGAGCTTTATGCCATCACAAACGACCCGATTGATCGGTTCAGGGTCGGCACGCTGGTCCGCGTGCAAGACTCGGAAATGGGTATCGATATCGTTGCTCGGGTGGTTAATCGGCGTCGCCGGGATGTGATGGGATCCCCGGGAGACGTGGAGCTTGAAATCGCAAACAAGTCTGTTAATATCGCGGACACGATTGCGGACCTGGCGAACCGCCAGCGGATCAGCGAGGTCTATGCACAGGGAGCTACCAACATCAATACCCATGACTTCGCGGACAACTGCGATCCGGATCATCCGGCCGTGCTGCGGTTTTGGATTCCGCAAGAGGCGGTGCGAATTAACAAGGTCATGTTGTCCTATGAGTGTCAGCCGTTTAGAGCGTATGAACGGGCGATCGAGTCAGCCCCGGCCACCACGAGCGGTCCCAGCAGTATCACAACAACAGGGCCGAGTAGCATCACGACGACCGGGCCAAGCAGCAGAACCACGTCGGGGCCGAGTAGCAGAACAACAACGGCTGCAGGAGGCGGATTGGTAGACACATCAACGGGGGATGAAATATGGCGTCTGGACTTCGATTTTGGGGCGCCGGAAGCAACAGAAATGACCGGTTTGCATAATCACGGAATCCCGGATGGCACGCAATTAGCAACTGTTGGCGGTGGAGCAGTAACATGGTCAGCGTCCGGTCAGCATAGACACGGAATAGTAGGACATCGCCACGAATTTACCCTTCCAGATCACGTCCACGGAATGGACCATACACATCAAATGGAACATACACATGATATGCCACATACACACGGTATGGATCATACACACCAAATACCATCTCATACACATGGGATTGAATTCGGCATTTACGAAGGCCCGACACCGACGGCGGTTACCGTGACGGTAGACGGGAATGCCGTTACGGGATTGGGGACGAGTGCGCAGGAAATCGATATCATTCCGTATTTAGCGAAGGACGGGTCTGGAAAAATCCAGCGGGGACGATGGGCAGAAATAAAAATCGCCCCGAATAGTTTGGGGCGAGTTGTTGCGTCAGTTGTCGAGCAAATATTCATCAGTAGTCAAGGTGGCGGGAATTTTTAAAAACTTACCCCTAAGTTGGTGAGGTCTTCAACGGAGAGTTGGGTTTCGTATTGTAGAAACTTAGCTCTTAACTCACCACCACCTGTTACCTGGAAACTTACCTCACTTCCTTGAGCTGGACGCTTAAATTGCTCGACCTCTATTGTTGTGTTTCCCTTTTTAATGGTAAGGGCGAGATCATTTCCTCCAAGGGTTATCGAATCTACATGCTTACTCAGTTCTTGCAATGTAATCCAACCCGTTTCCGTCGTCGTTTCGTTCACTTTGCTTGCCTCCTTTGAATCAATCGTAATGGTCCCGGCATTGTAGCCAACCGTTGCTCCTAAAATCTGCCCTGCTTCGCGCAGTGGTACATAGGTGGTGCCGTTATATGTTAATGGTGCGTTTTGCAATTTTACCTTCTCGCCGTCCACCTTAACGGCAAGGTCCGGCCGCAGCGTGGCGGAAATCTTCTTGTATGCCTCCGCGCCGAAAGTCGTTCCGGCGGTCGCCAACAGCGCGCCGGCTAGCATGCTGACGATGATGGTCCGCAACTGTTTCAAGGGGATCATCTCCTTGATGTTTTTACTATATTATACCACGACCCGAGCCGGCAGGTTTCGGGTTTTTGTGTTGGGGGTGAAAGAACGATGGAATACCAAGAAAAAAGCGCGTTCAAAATTATTGTCGATGAAATCGCATCGCTTAAAGAACGTGTTGAGCGGATCGAAAAGGAATTGGCCGAGGAAAAGAAGGCGAACGGTGGGCAAGCGCTCGCCATTGCCAAAGAGGTTTATAATCTGGTCCTCAATTCTTCTCGGATTCCAGCCGATCAACAACAGCCTGAACAAGTTCGACGGTAAAGCGTTCAATATGATTTTTCAGGCTCGTTGCTACACCAGAGAGAAGCAATGATTCTTTGTGGACGATGTCATTTGCTTCATGGGTGGCATCAACAACAAGCTTTTTTAAGTCAGATAAGTATTGATCTTCCAATTTCGGCGCAATTTTTGACGCTATTTCCTCTACGTTAATTCTCGACAGATTAATCACTCCTTCGTACGGATTTGCCCAGAGATGAACATTCGACAAAATGCTAGAAATTACCTTGTTTATGTTATGGAGGTGTGAACGGGATGGCGGAATCGATTAGAGGTGTAGTCAAGTTGGATCCCGACACGACAGAAATGATTAGAGAGATCGTTCGGGAAGAATTAAAAAATGCGTCCGCCACAAAGGCGACCGGATAGTTTTGGCGGTGTGGAAATTAGGATCGGAGAAGACATTAAGAATATAGCGGAGCAGATTTACAGGCACTTGGTAAATCGAAGCCGTGATTGGTCCCGATCTTTTCCGCCTTGTAGGACTTTTAAAGCATTCTTAATGGGGGTGAGAGCTTGAGCATGGACGCAACAGAGCTGCAAGCGCTCGGAAAAATCGAAGGAAGGCTTGGGCGACTCGAAGCCCTACAGGAAGCCACCGTTCGCACCACAACGGAGCTTACGGCCAACGTTAACCGACTCGTCGAAAAACTAGACCGGTCCGACGACATTGCGAGGGATGCCGATCAGCGGGCTAAGAGCGCACATCACCGAATAGACGAGACCGTTTCGCAAATCAAGAGTGTGCAAGATGACATCAAATGGTTGTGGCGTACCGTCATAGCAGCCATCATCACCGGCGGGATCGGCGGCGCAATCGCATTACTTTGGAAAGGAGTCGGATCATAATATGGAATCCGGACAACTCTTCACTTGGGAAGCTCTCTCCGCGATGGGGGGAGCTTCTTTGTTGACGTACCTGATCGTGCAGTATACGAAGGGGCTTGTTGACCGCTTTGCCAAATGGCTGCCGACAGACCTGTATGCAGTTGTGATCGCGACGGCCATCCTGACGGCCGCGCAGCTTGCCGTAGGCGCCGACGGGGGCGACTGGCGGGTGTACGCGCTGGCGCTGGCGAACGGCTTCTTGGTCGCGGCGGCAGCCGGCCAGATGCAGAACAAGGCGCTGAACCCGCCGGGGAGTGGGAAGGGAAAGGGGGATGTGACCAATGACTAAAGGCATCGATTGCGCGCTTCCGCTTACCGCCAGTACGGCCAAAGCGATCGCCGCAGCCGGATACACCTTCGCGGCGCGTTACCTGGTGCCGGAGCGCTATGCCTGGAAGCGGCTGACGAGGGGCGAGGCGGAGGCCATCACGGCCGCCGGGATGCAGATTGTCAGCGTGTTCGAGACGACCGCCAATCGGCCGGCGGGGGGCGGCGCGGCCGGGATCGTAGACGGTTCCGAAGCACTCAAAGAGGCTATCGCTATCGGACAACCTCTTGGTACGGCCATCTATTTTGCCGTGGACTACGACGCGCAGCCCAAGGACTACGACGCGATTGAGGCATACCTGCGCGCCGCGTCGTCCGCGATCCCCGGCTATCGGGTCGGCGTTTACGGCTCGTATGCCGTCATTGAGGAAATGGCCCGGCGCGGCGCCGCCAAGCATTTCTGGCAGACCTACGCCTGGAGCCGGGGCAGGAAGTCGGCGCGCGCAAACATCTGGCAGCATCAAAACGGCGTCAGCTTGGCCGACGCGACGGTCGACTTGAACGAATCATACGGCGGCGAAGGCTGGTGGAACACGAACCCGGCACAGGCGGCCGCACCGCAGACCAACGAAAAGGATACCATCAAGGTCGTCGTCAACGACAAGCTGGCAGGCTACGGTCGAGCGATTGACGGTCACGTCTATTTACCGTTGCGGCAGCTCGGGGAGGCGCTCGGCAAGGTGGTCCACTGGGATAATGAGTCCAAGCTGCCATACGTGGACGGCAAGGTCGTGGACGTGTTCGAGATCATCGACGGGGTGACTTACGTCGGCGTACGGGCGGCTGCTGAGTTGCTGGGAGCGCGAGTGAGCTGGAACGGAGAGGTCAAAAAGGTGTTTATTTATCGCTAATGATCGGCCCGGGGGCTTCGGCTCTCGGGCTTTTTGCCATGCAACTTCACTAATTTATTGTCAAATCAGAAATAAGGAGAATAAGCTGCGATTAATGGTTTAAATTATTTGCAAAATTAGGAACATGTGTTCTCAGTTTGATATTGACTACTGGTAAAATTGCGTTATTATTGGTGAAAGGAGGGAAGTGTTATGTACCGAAGTGCCCAACCATTCGCCTATTGGTTTATAAAAAACAATTACGATACACCCAGAAATACATTCGATGGAAATATGAAATTGCAAAAGTTGTTATATTTCTCCCAATTAGTTCATCTCGCAAAATATGATGAGCCATTATTCGACGATACGATTTATGCGTTTAGACACGGGTCTGTAGTTGAAACTGTTAGACAACCTTACCATCACGATTTTCAAAATTATGTAATCAGAGCGCTTTCTCAAAAAATTGACCTTACAAGCGAACAACTTGACACTCTCCAAACTGTCGAGGAAATTTTCGGACAATTGTCTGCGTCAGAGCTATCTGATATCAATCATGAACATGTTTCATGGCGTGAATCATACGGTAGATCACTTAGTGGTGGATATTCGTGGAAAGAAAATGCTTATATCACGATAGATCAGTTGCGGAAAAATGAAGTTGACCTCATTAAAGAGACAATTAAAGCTTATGAGGATGGCTTAATGAATGACAATTTTATTGAAATAAATAATGTGAAATTTTATTATGACCCAAATGAAATTGAACTCGACAGCAACTTATTGACTATATTAGAATCTTTTAGCGGGGAAGATTCTTCTTATACAATTTATAAAGACGAAACGGCTGGCTTAGTGATTTTCTAATGCCAATCACTGCTGGTAACGGATTGCTGCTAAAAGCAATCTATGCAGACGGAACGGAGTGTTCAGAACCCCGCACATTTTTAGTAATTGAAACCTCCGATAAGTTTATCCGTGCTTTAAACGTATCGTCAATAAAAGGAAAAGAGCATAAACTTGCTTTGCCTTCCAATGAACGAATTTTAAAATATTCTCCTCCTTTTAAAAGAGATTCATTTGTTAAACTTGACGCTCTTTATGAATTTGAATATTTTTCAGAGTTGGAGTTAAGCGTATTATGCGGGAATCGAACAATGGATCCAGTGCAGTTATCGATAATCCATTCAAAATATTCCCTTTATAGCAACACATATGAAATTTTAAAACAAAGAATCAGTGCACAAGATATTAGATCAAGGAATCCGCATTTATTGAAAGAAAGAAGAATAACTCATTAAAATTCTGAGCAGTAAAGGCGGAGAGCCTCATCCGCCTTTTTTTGTTATATCTTACCTACTGTCCTCCTCCCCACCGAATGCTACAATCAGTATAACGATTCTTATAACGAAGAAACAGAGACTTTTTTTTCACTGCTTTTTTTACACCACAAACCGCACAAACTCCGGCGCCCGCAACATCCCGGCCCGGGTCCAATTCCGGAACCGCACAACCGCCTCAATGCTCGGCTGCACATAAACGAAGTCCCGATCCTCACCGGTTATGATCGTCTTTGCAACACCGTAAAACGCCTGCCTGTGTGCAGCCGGCACCGCCAGTTCAATGATCCCCACAGCGCGGCCATTATGTTGAGCAAGCCAGCCAAACTGATTTTTTCTGTACCCCGCGATTCGGACGGTAGCATATTTGTAATTGATGATTTTAACCCAGTTTGCATCGCGCCGGCTGACATACGGACTGTCCTTCCGCTTTGCAACGATCCCCTCAAGCTCCTTTTCCCGGATCGCCTCAAAGAGCGCCATTCCCGCGCCGTCTACAGCAAGCGTGCGGCTGTAGTACCGATTATCCTCCAAAACCTCGTTCAGTAGCGTCTTACGCTCCGTGAGCGGCCACGAGCGGACGTCTTCACCTTTATACCGCAGAATATCGAAGACAAAATAATGAACCGGCTGACGGACAGACGCCTCGCGAATGCTCAAGGGCTTTTTCAGACGAAACCTCTCCATAATGCCCTCAAACTCGATTGCGCCCGTCTCCGGATTAACAACCGCCACCTCGCCGTCCAGAACAACGTCAGAGCCGTCCTCGATCGGCACGTTATGCAACTCCGGGTACTGGCGCGTGACCTCGTTTCCGTGGCGCGTGTAGAGCCGAACGACGCCGTTCTGCATGGACAGAATAAGACGATGGCCGTCGATTTTCGGTTCGAATATGTAACGGTCATCATCGAAAGGCTTTTCGCGTTTTTCAGCCAGCATTGGAGCAATAAACATGGGGAGTGTACACCGTCCGTATATCTAAAATTGATATACCGATTTTAGCATTCTGAACGCTTGAATTGTGACGGTAAATGTTTGCATAAGAGGGAAGGGGAGGTCGCATAATCGGTTTTGATCGATCTGCTTGGAATCCGTTGACAATTTTTTTAAAAGAATATATATTTAAAGTATGTCGCCCGCCACGAGCGAGGCGTTGATTAAAACAACCTTTTACCCAAACGACAAGCCCCCGCAAGGGGGCTCTTGTCATTTGTGCGGACAACTCAACGTAGTTGCTAGGTTACCCATCAGCCTTATCGGGTGGGCGTAGCCGAATAATATTGCGGATACAGATCCCGCCCGAGGTACTTCGACCCCCTCAAAAGTTGGGCTGGATCGACTTTGATATCTCCGGCCAACATCGCATCTAAAAAAGCCGAGTGTCTACGAGACGCAATATCATACAGGGCAGACCCCAAAGTCTTGCCTACTAATAACCCGGTAGTAAAGGTATACGCTAATGCGTCCTTATACTCGGCCAAAAGCGACAGCAAAAGGACAGCCAAATAATCTCCAAAGAGATTAAACACGGGTCGATACTGATCAAATTTGATTGAGTCATAAATCAAATTTAACGGATGACGCTCGCCATAGTCCTTCAAGTTGACTTTTAGCACCAAGCCGTAGTCAATACTTTGGACATACGAGTCGATGGACCTGCCATGTGCTGTAAAAGCAAAAACGAGAACGCCCTCTATCTCGGAGAGATTGTCTGGGATAAACCAGGTCCAGCTCCCGTTGTTGCTGTTGTTAAAATACCTGAGCAGGATACCCTCCTGCGCCATAGATAATCCATATGACTTAGAGGAAAATCCTCCATCCCGACTGAAACCGGCGGTATATCTTCCGTAACCAATCCTGCCCGTAATCGACTTGATTTGTCCCGTCGTGGTGTCGAGATAATTGAGGACTGCCCGGATGCCTTCCTTGCCCGTTTGACTCGGCAGATTGGCCGAATCATACACAAAATCGATGTTAAACATTATATCTACTCCTTTCGCGCGGCCTCCCGCTTAGGTGAGGACTTATGCGCATCGCTATGATTAGTTAATCTCCACGACCCGGAGCGGCTTGTCAGCGATGACGATCCGCGCCGCCAACTCCTGGCCCGCCAAGTCCCCGTCTTTGGCGTAGTCAAACCCGCGAATCGTAACGGCTGTATATGCTCCGGCTGCCGTAATAAGATGCGGCGGGAGCGTGCCGACGACGTGTTTGCCGGCGATTTGGTCCGGCGTCACGGAGTCGAGTACCTGAGCGCCCGGATAGCGGTCTTGCAGGAGCGCTACTGTGCCTGCGTGGCGGGAGACAATCACCACGTCCAGGTCACTCACGTTGTCAACCGACTGGATCGTGTAGCGCCGCACGTCCGGATCGGCTGCGATAATCTCCTCCGGCGTGTTAAACACCGTCCCGCGCGGAAGCTCCAGCGCATAGTATTCCGTCACGCCTTGCTCCGCCAAGATGGACGGAGCCAGCGACGACAGGACAACCTCTTCCGTGCCTTTGGAGTGGCCCCCCAGGCCAGCGATGGCCGCGAATCCAGAAGCGATAACTTTTTTTGTGGAAAGCAATTGAGAGAGTTTCATGGTTCATTCTCCTTTCCGCTGCCTCCCCGAAGGTGAGGTCTTATGCGGTATGCGGTTTTCAACTCGTGGCGGGTATCCCGCGACGCTCGGGTGGACGTTTCGGTCGGTTCCCATCCGGCCATCATCAGGCGGGGGAGAGAGAGGCCGGAGCCCCTCCGCTCTCAGTACACAAGCTTAAAATCGTTGTAGTCGATTTCGTCGAAGCCGTGCTCTGCGATAAACGCTTGCTCGTCAAATCCGATTACCTCCAACGCTTCATCCACCGTCAAGCTGCGGTTTGTGACCACCTCTCCGACCAGGATGTCCTCGTAGTAGATTTTTGCCATTTTCAACCTCTCCTTTGATTTAATTTTGTATGTCGTCCCCTGCTGTGATTTAATAATAACATATAAATAATTATATGTAAATAGGGTAAGGCAAAAAAATTAACGGACTCTTTTGTTTTTCGCGTACTCCTCCAGATCGGATCGGAGATAAAGGCGCGTTTTGCGCGCATCTCCGAATTCCACAAACGGGATGATTCGTCCCGTTTGGACAGACTGGTTAAATCCAGACACCGATTGTCCGGTTATCCGCCGAGCTTCGTCCTGCATTACCAGGTTGTCTTGTATCCACCGTCTGATTTTCTCTTTATCCATCGTCTTGTCCCTCCAGTTGATCGATATACGGCTTATGATATTCTTGCTCCAGCCTCTTCCGATCCGCGATCGCTTCGGCCAAGTTTGTCCTCGGCGGTGCCCATATCCTCTTGCCTTTGACAGAGATATACGCCTCAAAATATTCCTTGCCTTTTCGCACGCGCCGGTGGACGCCTTTGATACCTGTTCCGCTGTCAGATCGCACCTTTTTGGTGAGCAGCGGAACCGCGACGCCATCAATGGATTTTTCTATCATCAGCACGTTGCGGGCATTAGCCGCTTGTGCTGGTCGTTCGCATCCACATGAGACGATTTCTCCGCGCCGAAGTTGTGTGCCAGCCGCCAGAAATCTTTCGCCGCACTTGCATTCGCAAAGCCAAACGGCGTTGTCTCTGGCTGTACGGCCAGCACGCTCGATTACCTTGATGCCATTGACGATCTTACCTGCCAGGTCAAGCGCGTTCGCCGGCGTCTTTTTGCGCAGGCAGCCGCAAGATTTCTTTCGTCCGGACAAAAGCTGTCCCTTGGTGGCGATCGTCATTTCGCCGCATTCACACTCGCAGAGCCAGGCTTCCTCGTTGTGCCACTTCTCCGCGAGTTTTTCCTTCGCCGTTAGCCGGGTAAACTTTTGACCCACCTCGATCTGCTGTCCGCGCATCAAGCCACGTCCTTCGCGTCGATCCGGCGGTAGTCGCCACCAGCGACCCGGATAAAGTAACGATTGCCGTTTTCGCAAACCTCGTATACACCTTCGGCCAGTTCCCACGTCGTTTCGCCGTATGCGATCGGGTTGACGAACTTGCGCTCGAATTTGTAAACCGGATGCGTGCCGACGATCGCGGCGACCCACGTTTTGGATTTGCGGTTCGGCTGGCGCAGCTCAATCGTTACGCATTTTGGACGACGGGACTCCGCCCATGCCATGCGCAGCGCGTCGGCGATGTATTCCGATGCCTTGCCGCCGTGAATGCTGGCTGCCGCCTTAGCGATTTCCCATGCCCGCGTCATTACGTTTTTCATCTTCGATCCGCTCCTTTGATACCCTTTGTCTATATAATAACATATAAATAATTATATGTAAATAGGTCGGAACAAACTTTACATAGGAGAGCAGAAGAGCAGGAGGGTTAACCTCACTGCTCTTTGTCAGCGTTGAGCAAATGTTTGATCGTCCCTATGTGCCAGTATCCCCGGCCGCCCTCGTCGTACCCATCAAATGGAGGCAATGTGCCTCGCTTAACCCTATCTTGGATCGCACCTCGAGTTATGCCTAGCTGCCGAGCAAGATCAGCCTGATAGATGCGTTTGCGTATGTCGCCAGGTCCGTAGGCGTTACCGTCGGGATCAACCAGTACCGGCTGACCGTAGGAACTGGCGGGGTGATCGGTTGTAATGCGCCATCCCTCCCAAATGCCGGTTCCTATCCAAATGTCACTCATAACATTCCTCCATTTCCAGAAAAGGGGAGGTCGACCTCACCAATGATTAGAAAATTTTAGCGATAACCACGGCGTCCTTAATGACGATCTCGTTTTCATCGGGGTCATCGTGGCGGCATTCGCGGTGGCCGGCGATCACGTAGCAATGGTCGGCCAAAAAGAAACTCCGGCAATCCTTTTCGAGATTAATATCCCGCAAGCTGTACATTCCGGGATGGTACTGTTTACCGTAGATGCTCGGGTCCATGTTCCAGGCGCTCGTGCCGTCGAGGATTTCCATTTCCTCGTATTCAGGCGTTCCATAGGCCGGGAAGTCACGTTCGTCCTCGCGGTCGGCGTTATGGCGGCTGTTCTCGCACACCTCGCCGATTTCCCGGTCTTTGTTTTCAAACCGAAGACCGATGTAGTAATATTCATCCTTATGTTTTTCGTAGATCGCTTTTACCAGCTCGTACATTTGGACGATGTTCATCTTAATCGCTCCCTTGTCCTGATCTCTGATATAAATATATCACAAACCTATACATATGTATAGGGGAACAAAATACGAACATTGACAAAATTTCGATCGGACATCGTGTCAAAGCGACGCCGGAACTCTACTCGGCCGTATGGCTGGGCGGGCTTATTTCGCGAGATTACGCTCCCTCAGCGCTGCCATCTCGGCTTTACGCTCTTTGTCGCGCTTCGCGCTGTCGATCAAATGAGGGATCGCGGCGCGAACCAATTTATCCATCGAACCATACCGCTTGCCGGTAAACGGACACTCAAACTGAGTATGCGTTCGCACGACAGCCGTTTCTGAATCGCGCGGGAATAGGATATTAAATAAGGACGCTTTGGCCGCGCTGAGTACGTCGTCATCGGGAAGCTCTTTGGCATTGTCCAAATAGATATCCCATCGTTCTTCGACATACCGTCGCGGGTAGGCTGTCTGTGTTCCCTGGGCTACATGCTTAATGCCCATAAGGGATTTCAAAAAGCCAGCGACAGTCTGCCCCGAC